TACATCTTCTCTACTAATTGGTTTATCATTAGCTAATATCTTAGATGTCTTTACAATGGATGCTAGTTTTAGTTTGCTCATATTAATCTCTTTCTAATATTTTCTTAATTTGAGATTCTTTCAAAATCTTAGGTTGTTGTGTATTATTAGATTGTTCTTCTTCGTTTGGGATGTGGTAGTTATCAACTAGCTTCTGCATCCAATCATTTGTTTGTTTACTCATTACTTTATATTTAATAGTTGTTCTAATTGTTCGAATGATGGTTCAATCACATCATCCCAAAAGAATTCAGGCTCGTCATCTACACTCAAATCATCCAATTCTCGTGTAATGTACTCACCATCTTTTGTAATTTTAATAACACCAATTGGTTCATACCCCTCATCCCAATACCTAGCGGTGAATGTTACATCCGAATCAATTTCAATTAATTGTCGGTGTATTTCCTTTAACATATCCGATGGTGGATACCATGCTGATTCAAAATGAACTTCCATTTCAGTATCACTATTAGTAAAGTAATTCTGAATTGAAATCCATTTGGAACCTATCTTATCAATAAATAGTTCAGCATCTGCCCCAAACACATCTACAATATGTGGAGTATCTCCTTCATTTGGATACCTCCCAGCATTACAATTATCAATCTTTTCGAATAGGAAATCAATTACCTTTGATGTTCCTTTAATAATAAAATTTGTACTACAAGTATTTGCCATAATTTATTTATCTAATCGTACACCACAAAATACAGGGAATCTTAATGAACCATCATCAGTAGTTTCAAAGTATCTAACTTCAGCCGTTTTACCTATATAATCTTCTTTATTGGTTAAGATATCCTCTCGTTCTTCGTGAGATAATCTAGCACCAGTCTTTACAACCTTTCCGTTGTATTCTATCCAAATAGTTCCGTGAGTTGGAATTGCATCATTAGGTGTAATATCCACAATTGGTACAGCTACATCAAAGAACTTTTTATACTTCAATAAGTTATCACTTCTACCATTAACTTTATATCCATCAGTTCCCCATCGTATCATTATACCTTCATATCCTTCACTCATAAATTTCCCATAATACTCTTCTAACTCTGTTGGGCTATTGATTTCTACTAAAGGTACTACTTCTATATTTGGTAAACCGAATACTAATGTTTTAAGTTCATTGTATCGTTCTATAAATGGTTTATCTGAAATCATATCATATACATGGTATTTCACATTTTCAGTTTGACCTTCTCTATATTTCTTTATGATTTTCATATTCTCTTGAAATGTCAATCCATGTGCGTATAGTTCACCATCAATGTATTCCTCAAATCCTTCCAAATCATTCTGAATATGTTTCAGAGTAATGATTTCCTTATTTGCTCTTGATATTAACTTACCATCATTTCCCAATCCTCGCATACCATCTAATTTTGGTTGAACGTAACAAGGGAATTGTACTTTCTTCTCCTTTTTGAAATAATCATTAGCTAACATAGGTAAGATTACCTTAACACTCTCAGCTTCTTCAATGGTTTTGAAATACCCCTCTCTTAGTTTCTTAACTATAAGAGCTTCAGCTTCAAATTCAGATTGAGTTACTTCAGTAGTTTCGTTTATCTTTCCGATGTTCTTTGGTTTACACAATTTTTTATGTTCTACCTTTTTACCATCTAGCAATCCAGATGTTTGGATTAAATTACCTTCGTTGGTAGTTACTTCCAATACTCTTACTTTGCCTTTACTATCTAATTTGTATATCTTCATATTTTATTATCTAAATATAAAATTTAATATTGTTAGTTTGAATGTATCTAAGTTACTTAGTCCATTCGTACTCCATAGTTTATTATCATCTAAATCTTCTCTAAGTTTTAATAGATAGGTTCTAAGGAATAAGAAATCACCTTCAAACTTCAATTGCTTATCAGCTCCGTTTGGGAACTGCCAACATAGTTTTAATAGTGAGTACTCATTTAAGTTTTTTTGTATTGTTAGTAAGTTAAATCCCCAACCTTCCCAATTGGTATTAATGAAAATATTTAATGGGGAGATTGTGATATTAATTTTTCTTACCTTCCAATTTATTTTTTGTAGTATATTCATAGGTTAGGGTTTAGATTAAAACATTGGAATTTCTTCTGATTCGTTTTCAACTTCCTGCTCATTGAAAAGAGCCTCACCCTCATCCCTTACATACTTCTGAACTAATTGTTTCACATAGGTTCTTTCAGAATCTACACCACCATCATTAGAGAAGAATGGAAAGATTGATATTTCAGCTGATTCGAATAAATCAAAACCATCATAAAGTAATCCAGCCATCTCAACACTAGCTCTAGTCGATACCATTGAGGTAACTTTACCAGCATCACTCATTGATTGAGTACGAGTATGGTGAGATATTTCAGCTACTGCTTTTAAATCATCTTCGTTAACATCAGGGAACATAAACTTTAACAATTCAAATTCCTGCTCATCATTTAGAACATCCATTTCAATAGTAACAAATCTATCTAAAATTGCTCTATCAATTACTCTAGTCGAAGTGTATTCGTTACCAATGTTAGCCGTAGCGATGAAAGTAACACCTTCAGCCACATTCACAATTGGCGAACCTTCAGCCTCATCTAATCTTAAATATCTCTGCCCACCATCTAAAACGGTCATTAAGATATTCCAAGCATCAGGGTGAGCCCTACTTAACTCATCTAATAGGATAACTGCGTTTGGAGTTTTGATTGCTTTAACAAATGCTGATTCTGAAAAGTAAGTTCCTTTTTGTTTATCAAACTGAGTATTACCAATCAAAGTTGCTCTAGCATCTTGCGTTGCTCCTAAGTTGAAGTAGAAATCTGGTCTATCTAATGCTTTTACTAATGATTTGGCCGCCATAGTTTTACCACAACCAGCTGGTCCAGTCATCATAATGTTCTTAGCTCTTACAGCTGAACGTATTAGGAATTTCCATTTTAAATCAGTCATCACTAATTCAGTTGGTCTAAGTTGAACCGAACCATTGTGAATGAAATCTTTAATAGCTTTATGGTCTGATTGGTCTTCAAATTGAACACCACCATTATCAGTATTCATTGGTACAACTAAGTTGTTGTAAACATCCATTGATACTCTTCGGTAAACCTTCTTACCATTCTTATTGATGAACGATTGTAGTGCTTCACCATTAACATATGCACTCTTACGAGTACCAGTAGTAACACCCATTGTACCAACTTTGGTATCTTTAGTGTCAATTAACTTAAATGAATTTCCAAACTTTTCTACTTTGTAAACTTCATTTTTAACGAATCCGATTGTGAAATCTTGCATAACTTTTATTTGTATTAAAGGGTTATTGTTTCGGGGATTATTCCCCATTTGTATTACTAGTCTAATATACGAAATATATTTGGAACTACCAAACTTTATTCGATGTTTTTTTTATGTTTTTCTTTACGATAGAATTTCTTCTTATTTCTATGAGGAGTTGGAACTTTAAGTGCATCTAACCAATCTTGTAAAGTTAACTGAACTTCTTTTAGTTTTGTATTTTTACTATCTTTCATTTCGCTTGATTAGGGTTAGGGTAGTATCTCTCTCTCTTTCTTAACTACCCTCTAATATACGATTTTCAATTGACATACACAAGCTTTTTCTCATTTATTTTTGAAGAAAAAGTCCGTTCATTGTTTTGGTTATTTGAGAAACGTTTTTTAAATCTATCAATTTTGCACCAGCACCATACATAATTTTAAATCCTTTTGATGGTTCTTCTCCTTCACGTACATAATCATCAACGTAGTATGATAGAGTTTGAATTCCCATACCTTCTATTTGTTTTACCATTTTACGAGTATGTTGATACGCTGGTTCACCTGAATAGTGTAAATCATTATTACCAAAGTAAGGTTCACCATCTGAAATATTTAAGAAGTATGAATCCATATCATTATTTGAACCTAAGAAGTTTTTCATAATTGCTTCAAAACATAATCCCTCAGGAGTAGTACCACCTACGTTTAGTGATGGAAACATTTGTTTAACCTTAGAGAACTTATCAGAACGAGAATCATAAGCCATTACTATATAAGGTATCTCACCAGATGTAGTTCTAAACGTAACCTGTATTGATAGGTTTTGAATCATATCAACTGCTTTACAAAGTGCAACCACATTGGTCATAGTATTTGTCCACTTACCACCATTCATTGAACCACTAGCATCAATTGATACATGCAGATTAGCTTTCTTATAAGAATCAGTTTCCATATATTGGAATACATTTTCGTTTCCAAATCCTAATGATGATATCATTCGTTTATCAATCTTACCATATTTTTGGCGATTGAAGATAGTATTTCTATCTTCACCTCTTACCTGAAGTTTCTTACCTAACATAGTTCCGATTCGAATACCATCATTAACTGCATCCGTATGTCTCTTATCAATAGGGCCGTTCTCTTCAACATTCCAATTATTATAACTCATTGGGAATATACTACTTTCTAAAAGTGATTGTGTTAATCTCTTAACTACAATACATTTGGTACCTTTTTGGTGGTTTCCATAATAACTTTCAATACCACTACCAACCGAAGTAACTTCCGAACCTGATTCTTGAATAGCTTCTACATTGATATTATCCTTCTTAGTGATTTTTTTCTTTTTGATATCACCATCTAAGAAATCTTTTTGTTTTTGGATTTTCTTTTGTAGAAGTTGTTTTTGTCTATCTGAAAGTTTAACTTTTTCAGTTGTTTCAGTTGTTTCAGTTTCATCAGTATTAGTTGAATCAGATGGTGTACCCATTTCATCAGGAACATTATCTAATTCCATTCCTCCACTACCAGTTGGAGATTCATCAGAACCACCAGTTGGAGATTCACCATCTACACTATTCATTAAATCATCAAACTCTTCTTCGGTCATTTCACGTGGTTCATCCGAACCATTACCACCATTTCCGTTTTGAGGTTGTTCACTTTGTTGGTCATTACTACCATCACCATCACCTTCTTCACTTTCCGATGTTGGTAAGTTACTCATAATAGTTTGAAACATTGTTAGAGCCACATTGAAAGCATCTAAGGAACTTTTTAACCTATCAATAGAACCTAATCCCATTGTTTTATAAATATCTCTTAAACCCTTTAATGCGGTTAAGTCAGTATTCTTATTATGAATGTTAATAATTCTAAACATATACGAATCAACACTCTCTTCAGTATATTCATCAGATTGTAAAGCCTTATCAATCAATTTATCATTAAAGTACTTATCGTACATTGCTCGGTAATAATCTCTATAACCTGGAGCCGAATCAAATACAAATTTATCAATTCTTCTATCTTCTACAACATTCCATAAATCTTTGATGATTGAAACTGAATTCATAATACCTTTCTTAATAGCCCCATCAGTAATATGTGTAGGAACTATATTATAGATATCTTTAAGAACTTGGAAATCTGAAAGTTTAATGTGAGAACCTTCATGTAGTGCTAATCCAACAGCAACATCAAAATCCTTTGGTTCTGATATATTAGAACCAATTACTACACTTTTACCATCAGTATAAGAATCACCTCTTTCACTAAATTTAACTGCAATTTGGTCATTCGTAACAATGTTAACGAAGTTTGAAATAGCCCGTTTAGAAGCTGCCATTTTGTAGAGGTCATTTGATTTCTTCTCTACTACACTCATTGTATCAACTACACTATCTTCATCTTCCCAATCTTTTAACCAATAAGAAGAATTTCCGTATTTACTCATAATTTTATGTTTTTAAAGGGTTATTGATTAGATGGAACTCCCACCTCATTACCTGTCTAATATACGAAATGTATTTGGATTAAACAAGCTTTATTTGATTTATTTTTGATTTTCGATATGTTCATTAATCAATGTAACCATATCTTCGATTCTTCGATAATCTTCAGATGGGAGGATTAGTGATTTAACTAATAACTCATCATATAAATAGCCATCCCATATACCATTTAACATATTAAGTATTGGATGATGTACTTCTTTCATAGTTTCCCATATGTAATCTCTTACCAATCTGATTGTAGTTGAGTGGTAATCGAAAAGGAATCCATGTTTCATTAATTCATGTCGGTCAAATCTTTTGTAATTCATATTATATAATTTAAGTGGGTTAACGTTGTTCACCAATCTCTCAATCTTAACAACACTCTAATATAAGAATAATAAATGACATACACAAGCTTTTTCTTACTTATTTTCAAAAAAAAAGACCCAACAATTAAGTTGAGTCTTTTATATATAAATTGTGTAACTTTTAGTATTCAGTATCGTGAGTTGGGTAATCAGTTTCCAAATCATCTAATACAAATAATAATTCCCTTCTAGCTTCCTCAACCATTCGGAAATCTTCATAAGATATAGCTTCTTCTAACTTATCCAATATTTCCTGTACTCTTTCATTGATATCCATATTATTTATTCTGAGTTTCTCACTTAAATATAGAGTTTTTAAAAAATAGTAATTATTTTAAGATGTTTTTAATATCACCTCGCCAACGTAGCTCTGAATTAGGTGTTAATTCCATAAAATCTGATTGTAAAATCTCCTCCTTAACATCAACACCTTTACAATATAATTCATCATCACTACCTTTTGATGTTCTGGTAATTGTTAAGTTAGTTCCTAAAAATCGTATTGGTACACTTACTTTATTTATGTGAGTGTGTAAGAAGAATTCATGTGGTACCATATAGTAATCTTTATTCAAATGCTCCATCATGTAAAATAAACAGGTTGAATAATAATCCATTAACTTAGGTGAACCATATGCAAATAAGTCACAAATACCATCTGAATCTTTCCAATCGGATGTCTTAACTCTACCATATGGTATGTTAAACATTTCATTTTCAGTTATATCCAATCGTTCATCAAAGAATATATCAGTTCTAGCTCTTATTACAATATCATAATCAATATCCAATTCCTTTGTAAGTAGGTTTGCTCTCCATATCTTATACCACATTGATAATGTACCAAAGTTCATACAAGAGTCTCTTAGATGTTGTTGTAATGAGTTTGGTGGGTTGATTCCCATACGTAGCTGGGATAGAGTTGATTGTTCAAACGATTTGAACGATTCTACTTCAGTTTTCTTTACATCATACAACCTATGGAAGTTATCAAACGTATCCCCATTTTCCTCATTTTCAACATTCCAAAAGGATGCATACACATCCATATCATATTCCTTAATAAGTTTACTCCAATAATCCTTATTTCTTTCCAAATCTCTAATCTCACCAGAAAAACATATTGCTATCTTCTTCGTATTCTTAGGTTCTTTTGGTGGTGGGGTTGATATTGGTTTGCTTTGTATAGTTTTACCAAATGTATATCCTAAATAATCTAAATCATCCTTCCACAATACCTTTAGTAACTTAACTTGCGCTTCGGTGTACATATTGAAGTAATCTATTTGCTTAGGAAGTGATTCTAAATTAATATCAGTTAAATTGACGTGTTTTCTGAACTTATTAATATCAGCTTCTATTGATTCATATCGTAAAATAATACTAGTATCAGTTAGTAACCAATTTCCGTTGATATCTTTTAATTGAGAAAATAGTGAATTTCGAAATAATGGTGCATGAAATACAATAGACCTATCTAAGTATATATCTACAAATTTATGAAAATCTGCTATGGTATGATTATCAGTTGGTAAATTATGATACTTTCTACACCATGCCCAATCATTGGTAAAATATTGGTATAGTAGATTAAACGGATTCCTAACAGTGGTTGCTAGAATATCAACTGATGCGTATCCAAATTCATCAACATCCCTAAACTTACCCTCTGATTGTGATGTAAAATCCCAATCTCGCCAACCCTTTATTTGAGCTGGGTAGTTCCAAGATGTACCAGTTGAATGTATAGGTACAAATAAATTATCTAGCTCAACAACTTTATTTACAAAGTTTTTGTTGAAAATTTCATTTCCTGCATTTGGAATATCTATGTATAATAATCTCATTCTACAATATACTTATCATCCTTTACACAAGGAAATTTAATTACAGTTGTTGTTACATCACTAATGGTTCTAAAATCGGTTTTATCACCAGGTTCTATTATAATAACATCACCTTCATTATATACTACTGAATTCATCTCAGCACTACCTTTTGTGATAATAGTTATTTCAGTTGCCACTTTATGGTAATGAGTATGTTCGTATTCATCTTTTTTATAATTCTTAACCGATACCTCAAAGTCATCAGTTTTAAATAATGATGGTTCGAAGTTACCAACTACCCAACCTTTAAAAAATTCATCTAATTTACGTACTTTCATATTACAAATAATCTTCTATTAATAAATCTACTACTAAATCATTACCAACAACCATTGATACATCCTCTAAACTGTCTAAACCATGCCAATGTACTTCAATGTGTTCTTTAGCAATTGCTTCACTTCCATCGTTTTCATCTTTACTGAGTTCTACTTTATAGAAGTGTACATTATACATACCATTCTCCACATTCACATAGAAATCACCTACTTCAATATCAGCATCCAATTCCTCAATCCATTCCCTATGTAATGCATTTGTATCAGTTTCATCCTTCTTAACTTTTCCACCGGGAAATTCCCAATGACCTGAAGGTTTTAATCCTAATAAAATGTGAGGTATATTATCTTTATACTTAATACAAATTCCCGCTACTACTCTTTTCATTTTTTATAGTTTTGAATTATATCGGAACATATTCCGATTGTGTTTTCTATTGGTGTTTTTTCAAACACTTCTGGTAATACTAAAATTCCATTATCATATAGGTTAGTTGACCAGATATACCCATATGAGGTTAATACTCCAATATCATTATCATGTGAGAAGTAATTGTATTCGGTACCGATTTGTAAGTGGCTTTTATTAAAAAATGAAAGTGCATCCATATTCTTACAATGTATCCACAACTTATCACTTCGTTCGTACAACCAATCAATATCAATTTGATAGTCAGCCTTATCATGTCCTAAATATAACTTACCACTTTCTCTTTCATACCACACATCAATCTCCACATCATAACCAGCTGCTAATGCTGTGTCTATGTAGTTTGGTTGATTCTCAAATGGAACCAATCTCCCATTTATATTACCTCTATGTGATATTAGTATCATTGTAATTCGTATGGTGCTTTTGGTTTCAACAAATCTTCTATCTTAGAAATACTTTGATTTAACTCAGGTGTAAAATTATTATACCAATATGTTTTAAATATATTTGCAATTATCTTATATGGTTTTAATTCAGTTAATGGAATTATATCAAAGTTTTCAACCATTATCTGATTCATCTCTCTTTTGTGAAATTCTTCTTTGTATTTAGCCATAAGATATCCTTTAGTTAAGTTTATCTCAGGTTCCCAATATGAATATCGTTGTCCATCAACCACATGATATATTAACTTATTATCAAATGCATATTTAGTGGCCCCATACATAAACTTTAAGTTTTCAGTTGTTGCTGCCATTAAATGGTCTGATATATGGTATGGGAAATCCGTACCATGTCTAAAGAATACAGGTACTGTCCATATCTTTTCTGGATTGGTTACTATTAAATCTCTAATAAAATCTATATTTGAATAATACTCATCACCCCTAACCTTTACCACATATTTAGTGGTTACGTTGGTCAATCCATTTATAGTTGAAACGAATTGATAATTCATATTCTGCTCCCCACTATCTTTTGGAAGTTTAGATTGAATAAATTGTAGGTTGTTTGGGAAATACGATAAGTCCAATGTGTGGTCAGACCATGTTGAAATCACAATGGGAAATTGTGGAAATGTTTCCACATAATAATTATATGATTCTTGAGAAATCTTCCCTTGAATCAAAATTGTAACATCTTTCATTAAATAAGTAACCTTTTATTTCTTAAACTTTATGTTTATGAAATTTATTAAACCTGTTATTGTTGGTGCCCATAAGCCAATGAATATACCTAATCTTTCATTTCCAACAATCAGAAAGATATAGGATGATAATAGTATAGATAATAATACACTTAGTAACAATATATATTCTGATGTTGGTATTTTAGAGTTCTTTGCCATTATGAATCATAATCATCTTTAAGATAATTAGCTTTGTACTTTGATTTACGTTTGTAATCGTTAGTCTTTTTTACAGAACCTTTTTTCTTCTTTCTATCAAACTCATCTTCCCATTCATAGGAATCAGAAATATCCTTCTTCATTATTTAATCTTTAAGTAGTGTTCGGTGCATTCGGTTTTCTTGCTCTTTATCATCAACTAATTTAATAAGCGATTTGTGGAGATGTTCTAATTTTTCAATTTCCCTAGAATAGGTTTCTGAATCTTTTACAACTATTTGGTTGATTTTATCTTCTAACCTATCCAAGTCTTTTTGGCAATTAATCTTACCAAGTTTTAGCTCGTATCTCAAATCGGATACTGAACTTTGTAACTTAAATATGATAAAGGTTAATACCAATACCACTATACTTATTGTACCGAAAATGATAAAGTATTGAAATTCCATTATTTCTTCTTAGGTGTAGTTTTCTTTGATGCTGGTTTTCTTCCCTTACGAGCTTTTCCCTTAACTGCATCAACTACATCTTTAGATTGATTGGCTACTTCCTTTATTGCATCCACTACATCAGTAGCTTCTTCAATAACTCTCTTAGCTCTACGTTTTGTTTCTTTGACAACCTTTTCAGCTTGTTCAATTTTATCTTCCACTACATCTGGAATTAAATCTCCATCTGAATCTTTTATTTTACCTGTCTTTTGAAGGTAAACTAATACGGCTGCAACGACTGCTATCACTGCTATTGTGTAAATAATAATCATAATTTTTATTTTGTTGGTTTAATATAAATATCAACTGATTAGATAAACATATGAAAATCATCAGAATCCTCAGTTGCTTCACTTTCCTTAGAGGTGTGATTTGTTACTGCAAATGATGCTAATATCATAGTTGCTAATGCAATTAATAGGTTTCGGAAATATCTTCTAATCTTCTCCATACAATGAATACTTTTTATCGGGTTTTGGTTCTATAATTGTTTCTTCTTTTTTAATCACATAAGTAAAACCTTCCCTAGCATCCATAAAGAATTGCGTATCGCCATCTTTTTGGTAAACATACTCTAATACATCTGTCAATGATTCAAGTACGACTGAAGAGTTATCTAAGGGAGTCCATCGGTCACCCGGTGGAACTCTCTTAGCAACTTTTACTTTTACCTCTTCGGTAATAACTTCAGGTTCTTTCACTATTCGATAACTCTTATAATTCTACTCTCACGAGCTCCACTTACTTTGAAATCAATATTTGCTGCTGAATCAGTAAAATCACCAATAACTCTCGCTTCCGCTTCGGTTACTGACATAGCATCTACTAAATAGATTTCTTTGTTTTTCTTGTCTTTACCATTTTTTAGTGTGGCAACCACTACTTCAACTGTTACTTCAAAATACTTTGACATAATCTTCGTTTATATTTATATATATTATTAATTTAAGTAAAGATACAAAAATTAATTGGATTTACCAAACTTTTTTAAAATTAATATTCATATTCTTTTTTCGGCCCCGTAAGATTACCAACAATTAGGAATGAGCAGTTAAAACATAGCATTCTTAAATTATCATATAGGTGGTTCTTTTTGTTGCCATCAATGAAATCCAATACTAATGGAACTCTGAAATCAGTTACTCGCCTTTCCTCACATCCACAATTACTACACTTCTCCTCAATGTAACCATTTTCCAATAATCGTTTCTTCAGTTTCCAAACTGGGTACTCTGGATGTTTTCCAGCTAAGATATCATCTATCCCATGAGCTAATGCGTTTGGGTTACTACCCTTACGGATACCAATACCATGTGGATTCTTTAATTTCTCAAAGATACCATATTCTTTAGCGTACTTCTTATATGTGTTATAGGATACTCCCAACAACCTTGCAGCTTCTGCAGCAGAACGTGCTTTTTGTTGAACTTCTTTAATTTCAGATTCCATTAAAGGTCTAGCTCCCAATCCCCGTTTGGTTCTTTGTTTAGGTGCTACTGATAAATCTTTAGTTGGGTCTAAGTGTGGAAATAACTTCTCACCTTCTTCTTCGTTGTTTGTAACTTCTTCCATTATTATATACTATTTTAAGTTTTTGTCCTTATGTGTATAAATATAGAGTAATCTCTTTTTCATACACAAAACCTAAAGTTGTTATAGTAATGCTAATATACAAAAAAAGATTGGAATAACCAATCTTTTCTTTAATTTATTTTATGTTAAGTGTATTTATTTATTGGATTCATTAAATCTACGGGATTTTTCAACCGATGCCCAATCAACCCCTTTAATTAAATCTTTTATAGATTTGAATTTTGGGGAATTTATCATTTTACCATTTAGAATATAAACTACACCTCCTGATAAATCTTTTCCTTTTTTAATTTTACCTGTTGATATTACTTGCCAAAAGTTTCTATCAAATCCCGTTGGAACGAAAAACGAAATAATATTTCCAGTTGATTGTATGATTTTTAGTTTTTGTACATCTGAGATTTTAGTTAAAGGTGTTTTAGCATCAATTCCATCTAAACCTTTAAATTGCTTTTCAGTAATTACCGATTCTAATGCTGTATGGTGCCTGTTTTCGCTATCTTTATATGACTCGTAATCTACTTTGGTGATTTTCTTTACATGCTGTTCTGCGGCATCTACCACTTTGAATAATTTTTTAATGAATACATTATCATCTATTTTGAATAACCCCTCGCCAAAATCAATTATATCTTCTTTGTAATTAATAAATTTTCCTAATTGCTTCTTTTTAGTTTTTATTAATCCAAAAAATACCTTTTTATATTTAGGAAATGGGTTGAAATATACACTATAACTAAATCGTAATCTCTTAGCGTCAGATTCGCCGATGGTGACAACAAACCTACCTAATGGGTACTCTTTATACCAAAACTCATCTCCGTAATTTGAACTATTTGCTGTTTTCTTAAATCTTCGTTTTTTGAATTGAGTTACGTATAAATCATAATTATCAATATATCCTTCGTTTACAACCGATTCTTTCATATTTGCTGTTATGGATTGTGGTGCGTTATTCATAACCCATCTAAATAATTTATCCTTCCAAAACTTTTCTGGAAATATGCCACCCTTTGCCTTTTTAAGAGGTAATGAAAGAAATCCAGATGTAAATTTTACCTTTATATCTCTTTTTTCTTTCTGATTATTTTTTTGTGTCTTTTCAATTTCCTTACCATCTGAATCTTTTAGGAATACAGTGTTTTGTGGATTATTTAGAATTACATCAACTCTACCATTCATACCTTTAGGAAGTGCCTTAGTTATAATCCCCCAAATAGTATTAGTTGCACCTTCGTGTGTTTGTAAAAGAATATCATCAGGTACCATTCTAGCTCTGTTCTTATTGTTAACCATTGCCGTAACATAATTTGTAAGTATCCAAGTTAAGTGAACATTATCAGCTTTATAACCAACAGCCTTCAACTGAGCTACCACCGAAGTAATTGATGTTACTTTCTTTGCAGTTATATCAAATAATATGTTTGGTAGTGTTTCTGGGTTATTCTTACCCCTTAATAAAGTTATTAATGATTTATCTTTGATACCAATAGCATCTACTAATATATGTAAAGCATATACGTGGTCTGGGTTCTTTAGATTTAGGTTTTGTAATTTATATCCTTTATCTTGTATTTTGTTAATTAACTCCAAATCCTTTGGTTTGATATTTCTTCCGTACTTTTTAGTAATCGAATTGATATCCAACTTACCCATTCTATTTAAAATTTGGATTTGTTTTTTTATCTCATCCACATCTCTTAATTTAAATGATGCTGAATCTAAAAAGTTTTCAATTGCGAATCCCTTACCACTACCAGCTCCACCTGCAACAAATACAACTTGTCCATATGGTTTTCTATTACCATATGTAATTAACTTTTCGTTTAATATATCTTCTGTTATTTCTTCGTAAATCATTGTACTATATCTTTATTATATATATTAAAATTTTAGAAAGTTCTATCTTTCTTTGATACTCAAATTAAAGGTTACTGGTAATCCAGTCACTTTAATTGGTATTGGGTTACTAAATGGCATATACAATACCTTTGCTTCACCACCCTTTAAACTTCTATCATTTGTCCAATCATTACCAGTTCCAGTATTTAGAATAGCTGAACCAGCATTATCTAATAACCATTGTTTACCTTGTGCTGGAGTGAATTCTGGATGTAGTTCTAATATACAAGCCAATACACCAGCTACTTGAGGTGATGCCATTGATGTTCCCGTTATATTAGTTTGTTTAAAATTAGTGTTTAGTGTGTAATTTTGAGAACCACCTCCCCATCTGTTTGTAGTGGAAGTTGAACTCATTATGTTTGTTCCAGCTGCGTAGATATCAACACCAGGTCCAGTTTCGGATGAAGTTGCTTTTCTATCTAAAGTTCCTGATGATACGGATGAATCTATATTACCAACTATGATAGCTCTTTGTGAACCATCCATTGCTGCATCACCATATGGGGATGAACCTCTATGATAAAACTTATTACCACTACCAATTGAATATGTGTTATTATAATCATCTCCACCAACTTCATCGGTTTTATTGGAACGATTACCCGCAGCTACACATATATGTACACCAGCATCTAATAATTCCTCTATATCAGTATCAATTGAAGAGATTCTGTTATTAATTGCGTATCTAGTATTACCACCATTTACATCATACGGATTACTCATTAAACCAAAGTTAGTTTCCCTCTCACCAGCGGTATCGATATCACCACCACTACTACTAGCTCCCCTATAAGTTATATTTGTAAATTCAGAATCCTTACCTAACGATAGGTATCCCCAACTCATATTTACAACAGTTGGTCTTTTGTATCCAGTTATAGTATCGATTGGTTTAGCATTATGCCAACCTTTAATAGCATCAAATGCAAATGAAGGTGAAATACCAGTTCCACTATCTCCACTACCTTCCAATCCAGATATCTTTTGATTAAATACCTTAGAACCCTTAGCGAATCCAAAAGTTTTACCAACAGCTATACCAGCACAATGTGAACCATGTCCATCGAAATCTCTATCGTGATTTGCGTTTTGTGTGAATGCACCATAACTACCCCAATCTACTGATTCGAATCTATCTACCCATTCAGGGTGGTCAGTTTGCATTCCACTATCTTGTGTTACAACATCAACACCCTTTCCAGTTAATGTGTATGTGTAATTTTCTGAAGTAGTTGTTGATGTACCATAAATATTATCCTTAGATAATACTCTGATTAATCCCCAATTTTGATAATTACCACTATCCGATGTTGTTTTTGTAAATGTACCAACTTGAGTTGCATGATGTCCTATAATTATATCATCTCTATTTTCAGGTGGAATCTCTACCACAAAAACTCTTTCATCGTTTCTTACATTTTCAGCTTCTACTTCCGAAAGTGTGTACCAAGTTTGTCTTTGTGAATTTAATCTTTGATTAGGTGAATCAACTGTTCGATTGGGGATATATAAATTACCCCCATCGTTTTCGTTTTCCATATCATTCCAAAAGGATTGATAATCTACACCTTTATGTAATATTACATTATACGTTACCATACATTAGTTGGGATTATGATACGAATTGTATTTCTTTCCATTCAGTTCCATTAAAGAACCATAATTTGGAATCGGTTCCAATACTACCACTATTCATCATACTACCAGTTAATGGTGATGCTGATGGATTTCCAATTGTTTTTTCTAAGGTTAACATATGGTTAACTCTAACATCGGCTGATGAAGATAGTATTAAACCACCCCCTCCAGTCGTAATTTGTATAGTGTTACCAGCATCAATTTCTAATGTAGTTGCTGCACTTATAGTTGGTGTACCAACATCCCCAGCGATAAATGAATCAGCGGTTACCGAACCACTTACGTTGATTGAACCCTTTGTATCAATTGAACCAGTTATTTTATAATTACCAGTTAAATCCTGGCTATGTGTAAATTCTTGTGCTACTGAATCATATACTAAGATATCACCTTCAGCTACATCAACAGTTATTGTACCCACATCACTTAATCCAGCTAACCCAGTAACCCCACTTATTCCGTTTATTCTAGCATCAAATGATTGTGATACCTCTCTAAATGTATAGTTTCCACTATCTCCACCAATTCGTACTCTATCTAATATTAAATTAGAATTAAATGAATCATATGATTGAGATAGTTCACTGTAACTAACTTCAGTTAATCCACCACTATCCACTTCCAATGTAGATACTCTACCATCTATCGAAGATGAGAATGAAGCTGTAAATATGTTTATGGATGCGTTATCAATATCTAACCCCTCAATTGTAGTTACTCTAGTATCAATGGAACCAGTAAATACATACAGATTTGCAATATCATCGGCTACATTTTCTCCAGAACCAAATCCACTTCCTGCGGCAGATGCTGATATATATGCATCTGATATTGCTTCTTGTATTTGACCTGATGATGAAACTAAGTTTATTACATTTCCTAAAGCATCGGATGAACCACCTTCTAATAAAGAGCGAGTCGCTTCACCTAATGATAATGATACCCCATCCAATTCAGCTATGTCAGATGCAATGGATGCGGATAGTTCAGTAAATGAACCAGAGATATTAACATTAAGTGCTAATGATGCGGTGTTTTCGTTTAGAGGTACCCCTAACTCAATTAATTGAGTAGAGCCACTTACTAAGTTCCTAGGTAATTTTGCTTCTATATAAATCGGAGTTACATTACTATCCGATAAATATCCTAACGTATCTAATTGAGATGAGCCTGATATTATACCCGTACTTAATTGTACGTCTCCATTAAACCCAGATCCTACACCTGTAAATGTTAATGCATTTTCACCAAATGTTACAGTTTGAATATAATCACTACCACCACCGGCTCCAAATCTACTATTTAAAGATTCAGAGAAATGTATAAATTGAAAATTATTTAGTCCAGTTCCAATCTTTATGTTTGTTAATTCTAAATTAGTATCACTACCATCTGCAACAGATTGGGATATGATATGATAATTACTATTAAATGAAACATCACCCCCTTCGCCTCCACCACCACCAACTGGTACTTCAAGTGTTACATCACCAGTAATACTAGCGGATGTTATTGTAAGTGTATCTGAAATAAATTTCCTAGATGATGAGATGAATCCAAAATCACTAATTTGCTGTGAACCAGAAACAGTATCTTCAGATACAGATTGTGGTGTATCTTCTATCGTAGTTATTCTAGTTTCAACTGATGATGAAAACGAACCTGTGAATAAATTCAATTGTGCATTATCGCTATCATTTCCAGCTAATTCCAATGTGTCAACTCGACCATCAATAGAACCGGTAAATGTATTTAAAGATGTATTATCGTTATTAATTGATTCAGATTCCAATAACTCCACTCTGTTATCAATAGAACCAGTAAACGTATTTAATAAATCAGTAGTTAATGTAAGTGTCATCTGGCCATCTGTAGCAGTTACATTACCACCAGTAACATTAATTGTATTTACATTACTTGCGGTTCTTACACCATCACTTATACTTAGAGAACCACTATTAATTGATAAAGCTATATCACCACTACCATTATCAGTTACATCAGCTCCGTAAACAGTGATAGAATCAACAGTACTTACTGAAGTTCCTCCACCAATAACACCTAAGTTAAATCCAGCAGGAAAAGAACCACTTAGTACACCTTCGGTATCTAATTTAGTTTTAACCCTAGCATCAGTATAAAATTGAGCAGTACCTTCTGAAATATCATCAGTACCCAAACCACTAATAGTATTGTTTACACTAGCAATCTGATTAGCTAATTCTGCATCAGTTGCCACATCTGAATTTGTAAATGCCTTTAATGATGACATTTGTGCTTTTAGAGTTACACCACCGTCAACAAGAGGAACTATGGTAGTTCCAGTAATTGAACCAGATACTAATTCGGTTAATGCGGATATTTTAATATTGTCTGCCATGATAGTTTATCTCCTTTTACTTTTTTTATCGGGAGTTTCGTTTAAGTCACCCCTTTCATCTTTATCTTCAATTGTTTTCAACTTCTGTATGTAAATAGCCTTTTGCTTTTCTCTTCGTTTAGAAGTAGTTGGTTTAGTGTATTCTTTCCTATCCTTTAATTCTTGGATATGTCCACTATCAAACCCCCTTCTTTTGAAGATTTTTAAAGCCCTATTAATATCACCCTTACGGACTTCAACAGAAACTCTAGCCTTTGGTTTACTCATATTGTAACAATTAATATAATTAGTTTATGTATGCGTTCAATTCGTACCCATTCTTCATACCATATACTTGAATGTGTAACATTTTCTTTTGAGGTTTACCATTTTTAAGTAATTCCAAATTTACTTTAGTTGTTTTACCAACTGAAGGTCTTTTTGAATTCATACCTACTTTGTTGAACAACTCATCATCTTCAATAGTGTACCCTTTTTTACCAGCCATTACTTCAGCAGCTTCAATAGCATGAGTATAAGATTTGAAATATATCTCATCCTTAGCTTCGTTAACTTTCATGCCCGAAATGTTTGAACGAATTATCATTGCCTTTCCACCATCCTTTTCAACTGATTTTAAGAACTTCTTAGCATCTACTTCGCTTGAATATGCAGCTGATGCTGGTTTTATATTTCTATTGTTAATATCTTTCTTAACTTTAAACATTACTACGAATGCCTTAGCTTCTGAAATTGTTGATTCGAATTTAAAATCTTGGTTAGCCATTGATTTCTCAGATTTGATTGCTAACAACCCTTGCTTTGATTTAGGTATCTTTAATTGTGCAATTGCCTTTTTCTTAGCATCCCATAAATCAGTACCATTTATCTTATACTGCTTTTTGTTGTAGAATGCAATAAATTTTCCTTCATTTACTGATTCGGATTTATTTATTTTATTACCAGCTTTAACTGCATCTTTGTGAGCTTTTGAGTTTTTGTGTGCAGGTTTCCCACCTCTAGCTTTCTTAGCTCTTATGTTTGCCCATAACCCATCTCCTTCGTTTACATCCTCATTCTTCATAAGTTTGTATGCCATATGTCCCATTGCTACAATACCACTCTTTACAAACTTATCTTTATTAGATTGTTGTTTAAGTGCATCATATACTTGAACCATTAGAGATGCTGATTGCATATCTACTCTTACTTTCTTCTTTGATTTAGTATCAACTACTAAAGCGTTTTGTTTATCTTTTACAATTTTTCTTAATTGAATGATAACATCATCTTCTTTAGCTTCAGTAACTACTGATTCGTTTTTGAATGGATTAAATAAACCTCTCTTACTTACTTCCTTTTCAGTAGATGGTGCAACCTTTGCATTGTTTTGGTGTTTGTTTTTAATTGGATTATATTTTTCCAATTCATCTACATCCACATTACCATCAGCATCAGTTTTCACTTCACCTGATTTATCATCACCTAATCTTACGATACCAACAGTCTTAGTTCTTTTATTATAAACTAAATCATCCTTTTTGAATTTACCTTCGTTTACTACTGATTCGTTTTTACTTAACGATTTCAATTTAGAGTCAATTGATTTAATTTCTGCATTATTAACAGATATCTTTTTTCTACGATTGGGGTTTGATTCTAAGTTACCAAATCTTTCGTTTGATTTAACCAAATTTGCTCTTCTTTTTGTTAGAGTTACTTTTGTATCACCAGCTTCAGTAACTACTGATTCACCTTTGTATTCAGCATCCTTATACATACCACTAACTTTATCATCAAGTTCCTTAGCCAACTTCTTCTTTTCATCACCAAGTTTTTTAAGAACCTTTATAAAAGCTTCCTTTTTATCTGTATCTTTGTTTTTCTTATAGAAATCCAATGCCTTAGCAATATCATCAATGTTCTTTTGTTGTAGTTTTGAGATAGCGTTAATACCTCTACCTTCATTAACTACTGATTCATCTAACTCAAATTCAGAATATTTGTTTAAATCATTTAAACTTTTTAATTCAACTCGCTTACCAGCTGAATCCATTCCGTAGATAGTAGCGGTATATTTACCCATTCCATCAGAACGTTTACCTTTTAATTTTTGTTTTAATTCAGCACCAGCTCTACGTTTGCTAACGTTAGATGATTCGTTTACCGATACTCCTTCATATATTGATTTAAGATACTGAACGAAATCTTTATCGTTTTTCATTGCTCTGAAATCACTATCCGAAAATACCTTCTTTAAGAAATCTCTAATATCTTTTGAATCTTGTCTAATTTGGTCTATTGCTGATGCAACACTTTCTTCAATTTCACCCTCTATGATTTTCACTGGGATTAACTTTGTACCATTATCATAAACCATAATGTAAGGAATCTTATCCTTACCGATTAGTTTAAAATCTTTATGTTTCTTATCCCAATCCTTACGAGTGATTGTTTGCATCTTTGGTTTTGCCATCTTAATTTAGTTTTTTTGCTATTGTGTAGAAATCAAATACAAATCCGTATCCAGCACCATCATAACTATGGTCAATTTCAACAGGTAATTTTAATTTCTTATCTAATTCTTTTAATATGATATAATCAATCAGTTCATCACCACCAGCTCTATCTGCGATAGCTAACTGAAGTGCATCCAATTCTTTAGAACTTTTTGCGATAGCGATTAACCCTTTGTTTTTTAGTTGGGGTATAAACTTAAACTCAACTTTGTGAGTTTTACCACCTGCTTTAATATTGATTTTCATACTTAATTGTTATTATATTATAAATATAGTTTTTTAGTGTTTTATATGTTGAACTCGCCAACGTACATCCTTACCTCTCAACATCTTCTTAGTTGCATCTACGTTCTTTTTGGAATCATCAGCAAAATACACATCATCGTAACCTTCGTTATCGATTTTATCTTCTATCCAATCAGCTTTATCTTTCGGGTTATTGGATGCTAATGCTACTACATATATTTTATTGGAATTTACTCCAATATCTTTTAGATACTTCTTAATAGGTTTGTATGCTGCTCTAGCAGTTAAGATATAAACACCACTACCACCACTACTCATCATTACTCTTCTTAAAATCTTAGTAATACTTTTTATTTCCTTTGGGTCTTTAACTTTGTTGAAATCTGAAAAATCAAAATCATCACCATCCTTTTCATCGTAAACTGCGTATTCACCCGGAGTTAGTTTTGATTTTTTACCATCCGAATGAGTGATGTATATGAATGAAGTTGTTTTTACAAGAGTATCATCAAAATCAAAAACTCTTAAACTCTTTTTTTCAGTAAGTAAACTTCGTGCTATCATATCTTCTTGCTCTTTTATCAACATACTAATATACGAAATTATTTTAACTTATCCAAATTTTGATTAATAAAAGCCTGATTATTTAATTCCAATAATCTTAGGTTTTCTTTTTCTAAATATTGTACTTTAACACTAAGTTCTGCTAAATCCTTTGTGAGTTGTAATATCTTTTCTCGTAAGTCATCTTTTTCGTTTGAGCTACGTTCCAATAATTCCTCCAACCTATCAATACGCTTTGCGCAATCATCTTTGATGAAATCTTCTTCTTCTTTTTTGTATTGAGCACGTTTCTCATAAAACCTCCAAGCTCCGGCTGAACCTAAGACTGTGGCTAATGTGATAAATACTGCGTATATTGATTCAGTTTGCATAGTTGTTGTTATTTTCCTTTTTCTAATTCTGCTCTAAGGTAATGTTTTGCACCTATTAGGTAATCTTTTGCTTTGATAACTTTAGCTTGCCACCAATGTGGTAAGTCAATCTCTTTTCCACTTTCTTCAAACTCAACCATCATTTCTCCCAACTCATCTGCGTATCGTTCGATGGTACTTAAATCAGCTCTTAACATACCCGGTTCATCATCCTGATGTCCGATATCAGTATCTTCCAATTTTAGTTCATCATCAACACCTAATTTAGAAACATACTTATCTTCCATATCTTGCATTTGGATAAGATTCTTTCTACGTGCGTTTATTTTTTTAGTTAAATCCTTTAGGATATTAAGAAGTTTTAATTTCTTAGTAGGGTCCTTCTCATTATTATAAGGTACCACCACTTTCTTTCTATCGGCTTCTAACTCCTTAATAACTTTTTTAACTGCTTCCATTTTCATATAAAGTTTAGGAATACCAGCTTCTACCAATTGTTCAATGGTAAATCTTTCCTCAAACTTTTCAATTAAATGTTGTTCTATTAGTTTCATAATTTCTTATTTTATACTACCTCTATAATAAATATAAAGATAATTTTATTTAATGATTCAGCAACCCCAATAGGTTGAGGTTACCTTTTATCATTATTGTTCGTCTTTTTTAAATATCTTGGTTACACCATCGATTCCAAAAGAGCCTAAAGTAATAATTACGAATGAATTGAATACAGTATCATCTATTATTAGTTCAGTACCAATAATTCCAGTTATGATATCCGCTGCTGCGAATACTGCCATTACTGCGAATGATGCGAATCCTACAATGTTTTTTTCGTTATAATCGTTTTTGTCTTTAAAAATATCTTTAAATGCCATAATATGTTTGTTTAGTTAATTTAAGTAACCAATTAACATAACCTATTTGGGTATAAATATTGATATTGAATAGAAACGATTAAAGTGTACTGATGAATTGTAACATTTCTTGTGTGTAATGTGATTTAGCTGTTTCGTAGAAATCCTCTTTTAAATCAGCTTTAGTGATTTTATCTTTAATGGTAGGTTCCCTATTAAAGTAATCTTCGGTGATGTATAACCCATCTAAGACATATTGTTTGATATTATATCCACGTTCGTTTGCTCTAGTAGATGCTACCATTGCAAAAGTATCTTCGGGTCCATATCCTCCAAATGATTCAGGTATTCCAATGAACTGCCAAAACTCTCTAGAATATAATGTGTGCATACCACATCCGAATTTAATGTAGGGTGTTGATTTCATATTCAACTCAGTTGGTTGTTGTAGATATACACTATCTAATGTTTCCTTAGTATTGAAAGCAATATTTTCCATACCACTACAAGTCAATACATTCCAACTATCATCAAACCATTTAGGTAATGCAGGTGAAACTATAAATTTGCCATTTAATGGTTCAGCTGCTTTGAGCTGATATAATAATTGGAATTCGTGGAGAACTATATCAGTATCTACAAATACGAATTGGTCAAAGTAATCAATCTTAATCGATTCTCGTTTTTGTTGAGTCGTACCCCACATAGAATCATCTAATATTATTTCATTAAGTTGATGTATTTCCTTATATTGAAATTGTTCATTAAATATCTTAATGAAATAATCTTGCTTTAATTCACTTTTATCCCAATCAGTCAATTTTGGATTTAGGTTTAAAGTTGCCTTTATGTACACCTCATAATCCTTACAATACATAAGTGCCTTACGATATTGAATCATAAAGGTTTGAAACATCTCTATTTCATTTGGCATGATGTGAATACACACTAATGTTTTCTTACTCATTAAAATACGTTTTTAAAATGTGGTTTAATCATATCAATGGTTTTCAAAGATTTGATGTATATATCAAATATATCAAATGAGAAACTTCCAAATGTATCAGTTTCCTCAATTATAAAAGGTAACCTTTTAATAAACTCAGCAAAATGTTCTTGTGTGATTTTAGTTGCATCAAACGAAATGATTATATCATTATTTTTTTCATTATCAAATGGTTTAACTCTATTAGTTATATCGTATTCAGATTGTTTATTTTCCAATGCTACATAAGCACCATATTCACAATCTACATATATAGTATCACACCAAGGTTCTAATATTGATAATAGCTGTGTATTACAATTTTTAACAACAAAACCCGTATTGTATCGTTTTGGTACAATTGGTAACATATTATCATCATGCAACACATCAATATGCCATTTTCTCCACCACTCTTTGAACTTAGTTTGTCTTAGTTTTGTATATTCTTCTGAATCTTTTGGTTTGTACCAAATAGTTCCATCAGGTAATGGAATCTCTTTTTCAATTTCAATACCATCTTTAAACCTGCTTCCTCTACAAGTCATATGATACACATATGCATCTCTACTCTGAATTAACTTATATCCATTTAAATGAAATCTATTGAAGATATCAGAATCTTCCAATTCCATAGGTGCGAATAAGAAGTCATGTCCACCGATTGATGTAAAATCTTCTTTATACATTACCCAAGGTGCAAAGATACCCATTGATGTTTTATCTCTATCAATCAACTCTTTAGAATTTACAAACTCTAAGAATTCATCTTTCTGATTAGTAAACTCATCCACTTCCATGCCAAAGTTCCTAACGTACTTTTCAGGCCCAGGTGGATGTAGAGGTGGTTCGATACGAGTTGCCGATACTACACTCATTGGTGTAAGGTGTTTTAATGTATTCTGAACGTACATTGGTGTTACTACCATATCTGAATGTAATATTGATACAATTGGAGTCTTAGCCAACTTAAACCCAACATCATACAATACAGTATGCCCAACTCTATCACCACTATCGTTTCTATATGTGATGATATTATCTTTACCATCTGCGTAACTTTCAATCCACTCCCAACTATTATCATCAGAAGCATCATCCAATATTACGATATCATGTTCACTACCATAGTGTTCTTCAATAGAACCTACGGCTTGTTGTAGATATGGTAGATTACTTCTACAAGGTATTACGAATGTTATTCTTTGATAATTTGTCATTATTGTGGTTTATAAGCTTTTACATAAATCCATTGTGGGTGCCCACTATCTGAAAATGATTCTCTAACTTCAGTTGTTATGTTTGTATATCCAATATTTGTTAAATCCTCAATTACATCAGATTCATTATGTACCCTAACATCGTGAGCGGAGTTGGTTGCTTGTGCATCATAGAAGTTTGTATAGTATGCACTTCTTGGTCCTATTGGTGATTCCAACCCTTCACCAAATCCCATTTGAAATGAAAATAATCCACCTGGTTTAAGAGTACGAAGTAAATCAGTAATCAATGATTTTCTAATATCATATACTGGTATATGTTGTAGTGCTATTGTTGACATTATGAAATCATATTCATTATCATTTATCTCAGATACATCAGTTCCATTATTACAATACCAATTACTTAATTTAGAGTTGTGCCAACTTTTACAAAATTCAATATTACCTTCCGATATATCCACACCATCAACTCTATTCCAATTACAGGTAGATAACATATTTGATACATTCCTACCTTTACCACTTGCGAAATCTAATGCGTTCTTACCAGACCATTTATCCGAATCTTTCAAATCACTCAATAGGATATCCCAATAATTTGGATTATCATTATGCTCCGGATGATTACTTGTTCCAGAAGAATATTGATTCTTCTGCATATTTGTATAACTGTTACTTTTATTTACCATAATTTTCTAAATAATGTTTTAAATCTTCAGGGGTTCCCAATCCCCACATTTTAGGTGTATCAAATGTTCTCACCTTTAATCCGCCTTTGATAGCGTTATTATAAACAGGACATACATAGAATTCACCATTTACTCTGATTTCTTGCTCAATCATCTCTTCTGAGTATTTCACAAAATCAGAACCTTGCTTCCAATAGTAGAAACCAATGGTTGCTAAATCTGAGATTGGATTCTTTTCTTGTACTTCAGTTACGAACCCATCTTCATCTAACTTAGCAAAACTCCACTTAGGGTGGGTTGAACGAAACACTGGAATACCACCATCGCAATCATTCTCATTCATTTTGTAGAAAAACTCATTTGAATCCCATTCTACAAATTGGTCAGAATTAGCGAAGAACAATGGATTACCATTATCAATAAATTCTTTAGCCAATAAAGCAGTACAAGCAGCCCCCTCAGTTACACCATCAACTTCTACAATAGTACAATTTGGTGTTATTAGATTTAGTAAGGTATCTAAGTTGAATTTTTCTCTATGTGATTTCTGAACTACATATATGTAATTTGCATCTATGTTCAAATTCTCAACTACCAATTGAATCATAGGTTTACCCTCCACATCTATTAGTGGTTTTGGGAATGTATATCCAGCAGTAGCGAACCTACTTCCAGCCCCCGCCATTGGTATTAATACATTCAGCTTTTCATCTACCCACTTGGGTTTATCATTTGTTTTTCCCATTTTAATTTCTTTTAACTTTTTGTATATATTATCATATGTTACTTCATCTGGGTTCTTTACTCTAAGAATGTGTGAGTTAGAACGAGATGCTGCAAGTAATCCGTATGGTGAATCTTCTACAATTAAAGTTTCACCGGGTAAACAACTCATCATTGATATTGCTTTCCAATACATTTCTGGATGTGGTTTAGAGTTTTTAACATCTTCATTAGATATAACTAAATCCATATATTCCATTATACCCAATTTAGATAGAACTGTCAGTACAGTCTTTCTAATTGAGTTAGAACAAACTGCAATCTTATACCCATCATCAACCAATGAACTCATTAACGATTGCAATTCTATATTGGGTTTTAACTCTTTCAACATTTTCAATGTGTACTTTTGTTTCTTTTCCCAAATATCAGAATGTTGTTCAGTTGGTAAACCTTTGTTCTCACTCAACATCTCTAACTTTTGATTTGTTTTTAAACCATCATAAGTTGATAGGTGCTCAGCCCAACTGATTTCATATTCTTTTCCTAATGCATCGTTCAATGCATCAAAGTGGATGTTTTTAGCCTCAACCAATACACCATCTAAATCGTAAATTACTAATTTTGTTTTCATACTATTCCTCTTTCAAATGGGTTGATATTATACTTCCCAAATAATTTATCCAATTCATCCCTATACTCACCCATATTCCACTTACCTTTATTAATAGCTGTTGCTATGTAAGGGAATACACTACTATCACAATGAAATTCACCTCTTAGTGTTTCGTTACCCAACTTTACCATATAATCAGTTTCGCTAGGTTGAACTGCCGCTTCAAATTCCCATATGTTTACAGCTCCTACTGATTTACACAAAGATACGAAATATTTTCGGTTTATCAAAGTGGGTTGAATAGAAAAAACAGCTTTTACTAATGTATTATCAATTTCAGATGGTAATTCATATGAAGTTGTGTAAATGAGTTTTATTGATGTAACCATATCATTATTTACCAAATCATAATATTTTTGAATATAATCAAATTTAACATCATCAAATAATATCATATCCTCATGCAAAAATAGAAATGTTTCTACATCTAATTTAGATAGTACCTCTAGCCATCGTATTGAGTATTTACTATTATCATCATATGTTATTTGAGTATAATTTGATAAGTAATCATGCTCTTCATTAATTGCAACATATATTTTATTATTAGGTAAATATTTTTTGAGTTGTTCAAAAAACATCTCCCAAGTATCAACCATATCGGTGTGTGTATAAACTACTATTGGTACGTTTATTCCCATATTGTATTTAAATTTATTCGTTTATCCCAAAGTTCGTTTTCCATCATCCACCATTTGTAAAAGGCAATTGAATTAGATAAATCGTTTGGATTTTTTTCTATATTATATGCAAATTTATGAAAATCACCACCAAGCTTCATATTATCTTCCAATGATTTATATAAAGTTGTAAAGTGTTTCATCACATCAGATGAACCATAAAACCACATATCAGCAGGTCCCATATGAAAGTATTGCCAATCTGCCATATAAATTTTATCATCTTCAATATTACTTTTAAAATTAATACATTGAACTGGATATGGGTTAGTGAAACCTGGTCCAGATGTATTTCTATTAATCCTACCTAAATCAAATCTTGCTTTAATTATAACATCATATTTAGTATCCGTTTGGAATGCTAATTTCATAGATTCAGTTACACTATAAAGATGTGATAAAACTGATTGTGGTGCTCTGGGAGGTGATGTTAATGTATTTAATCCATTGGTACTAATAATACTACTAAAATCTTTCTGCCCCTCAAATATAGATAATTTGGGATTGTACAATTTATTTATAGTGTTCATATTTTCAGTTTCCCAACTATGTACAAATACATCAGTATCAATGACATCTATGATATTCTTTTTGATGTGATTATACCCATCCATTCCAGTAGAACTGATATCCACCGAAGAATCAAATAACCCATGTAAACATAGAGCTGCTTTCATTATTGTATTGTTTTAGTATCTTTGAATATAGTGAATTCGGTTAAATCTCTATAACCATTATCTTCACCTAAATCACTCATACTTTCTGGGTAGTTTTGAAACATAGATAATCCATGTGCAGCTTGTTGTGGAGTCATATACATATTCCAACCATGAAATGTAATATCATCATCCTTATAGTACTTTTCACTTCTTCCTTCATATCTTGCTTTCTTAAACCAATCTGCTGCTTCAGCATCATCGGTTAGAATCATACCACCTTTCCAAATAGGAAGTAGTTTTTTAATATGAAATGATAAAGTCATAAATTGACCAGGTACATACATATCAGATGTCAATCTCTTAGCCGCATCCCAAATAGGATATGGTTTTAATTGATACATACCTTTCCAATGATTTGCTTCTGCTCTCTTATCAAAGATAACCTCACCACCAGCGTGTGTGATTGATTGTGGTACTGATAAGTAAGTTTGTGATGGAATTGTAACTTCCGTTACTTCCAAATACTTACAAGCTAAAAATAATGCGTTTGTACAACTATCTACTGAGATAGCATAAGGTGCTCCAGTATAATGAGCTATCTCCTCTTCAAACATTCTTACTATTTTGTATGGGTTGTGTAACATATTTAATCTTTTGTTAATATATAAAATTTCTTTGTAAATCCACAAGCTTCAAATAATTTGATACTAGCTTCATTATCCATTTTTACTTTTGCAAATGCGGTTGGTTCTTCATTCATAATTTCATTAATCATAAACTTACCAATTCCTTTACCTTGATAATCAGGATGAGTACATACTCTGATATCATCTTCAATAACTCCAACGTAACCAGCGGGTTCACCATTGAGTAAACCAATTCGATAGTAGTGTGAATTACCTTTCATATAATTGGTTTGCATTTCCTCAGTAATGTGTACTGATTTTATGAACCCACTTATAACTCTTTCATCGTTTCTGAGAGTTCTTACAAACTCCCAATATTCCTTTGTACATTTTACTAATTCCATTTGCATATCTTTTGAATATCCTGTCCACCTTTGTAACTCCAAAATGCTTGTAGATATCCCCTATGTGTTGGCATATCCATCATTGGCGTTAAGCAAGTCCCAATATCAATATAAGTATTATTGGGATAATCTCTGAACAACTCCACAATTGCCAAGTTGGTGAAAGTAGAAGCTGAGAAAAGGAATACGTGATTTGTGATATTGTTATCTCCAATCCATTGTTTAATTTCTTCAATTTTTCCATAATCGTTTATCATTGCGTTATAACCTACTCTAAAATCTTTTTTGATGAATGGTAACCTTTCTAAGTTAGCATCCTCATGTCCAATAAATACACAATCTCTACTATAAAATATAGGTAGTATATGTGTGATGAATATTGGATAGTTTCCATTAACCCATAGGTTTGCCCAAGTTAATGAATCATCATCTCCACCAGCTAAATCAACTTGCCAATCAAATGCATCTTTACCTACACAACAACTACAACTGATTCCTTTGAAATAATTGTGTTGTTTGTATTGTAATGATTCAACTAACTTTTGTTGATAGAACCCATGTTCATTTGGGTCAAAGTGTTTGAAATCAGGTTGTTGATATACACCACCCTGCTTTTCATCTCCTATTTGTATTACACCATTACCTAAAACCAATTCTTTGTTTTGTAAGATGTACATTTCCCCATCAGAATATCTAGAGAATGCAAAGTGTTCTTGCTCCTCTAACTTAGTTCTGAATTTTACAAAGTGTTCTCTAAAGTTCTTCATTTCTTAATATATCTAATACTTTTTCAGATGTGTAACCATCTCCATATGGACATGATGTTCTAATATACGGATTTTTTATGAGTTTACCAAATAAATCACTTAAATCTTTTGGTGTTTCACACATATGCAAATGACCTGTATCTATACCTTCAGGTCTTTCCGTTGTTTTTCTACAAACTATTACCTTCTTATTAAAAAATGTCCCCTCTTCTTGTAATCCACCACTATCAGATATTACTAATACTGATTTACGTAATGTGTTGATTAGATACTCATGCTCCATTGGTTCAACAACTGTCACATTGCGTAGCAACGGTCTATGTTCTCTTATTTTTGGATTTGGATGTATTGGTAACACAAATTTAAATTGTGGATTGGATACTGCCAACTTTTCAATTTCAGTAAACCATTCACTCATCCAATGTAGATTTTCTCTACGATGTAATGTTACTAATATAAGATTTTCAGTTGTACAATCACCTAAATCAGTTAAGTTATCCAATACTGAATTACCTACTACAAATGTTTCACCATGTACTTTTTCACCTTTTAGATTATCAGATGATAATTCAGTTGGTGCAAAGTTCACATCAGCTATTCTAGCTATCATCTGTCTATATCCTTCTTCTGGATATGGATGTTGTAAGTTTCCACTTCGTAAACCAGCTTCCAAATAATAGATTCGTAACTTACGATTAAATGCAGCTAATGAACATCCGAATGCTGAACCAGTATCACCTTGAACTAACACTCCTCTAAAATCCCCATTTGGAAATTGTAACATACAATCTGATATGATTGAATCTAACCTATTGGCGTTTTCCGATATGGTAATTTTATAATCAACCTCTACATCTTTCAACAAATCAATATGCTGTCCAGTAAATAAAAGTTTATACTCACTCCTATCCATAAGTTTTATTAATGGTTTAATTTTCAACCATTCGGGTCTTGTCCCAAAACATAATAATATTGGATTATTTTTCATTTACTAACCTCCATCCTTTCTTTCTTTGTTCGTGAAAATATTGATTCATTAATTGTTTAAATGGTGTTCCTTCTACACTAGCTTGATTTGATTCCCATAATGAGTTCTCATCTCCACCATACTCAGCACCTTTAATACTTCCCCATAATGATTTATCTGATTTTGGATGTGGTGGTACGAATGTTGGAATACCTGCGTATTTTTGTAACATGTAAGAAAAGTGCATATCCTCACCACAAGTGTTATACTTAGGGTCTGGCAATTCTCTTACCATATGAGATAACCATTCCTTCTTAAAGAACCAACTATGTCCAACTAAATCAACTTGAACTGTCCTATCGTTGTTACCAGTATCAGGCCATCCGAATCTAAGGTAATGTTCATAGTAAGATGAATTTTGTGGTGGTAATGGATTTGGATAAAGTAAACCAACTGAACCTAACAAACCTTCATTAGTTTTCATTGTTTCCATACAATTCTCCAACCATCGTTCACCCGGTATTGTATCATCATCAAATACACAAACATATGGGTTTCTAGCATTCATTGCAAAATAGAATCTTGCCCATACTCCAAAGTTATAGTTACAATATGCAACTGGTATCTCTGAACCTATATCGTAATTTAATAAATCATTATCACCCGGATTATTGTACCACAATAGAATCTCATCAGGTTTAACTGTTTGATTCTTCAATGCTTCCAATTGTTCGTTGAGGTTATCTCCTCTTTTATAACCATTTAAAATAACTGTTATCATAACTTCTTTTTTGTTTCGTTTAACCAAACTTTGTTGGTATAATACTTTTTATAATTCTCTTTAGCTGTGTTACTACATAATTGATAGAACTCAGTATCCTCTTTAAGTTGAATTGCTAACTCCCTAGCCCTCTTTACATTACCAACATCAACTGATGTAAATGAATGTATTAGGCGTTGTGTATCAACCTTCTCATTACCAATTACAGGTATTCCAAAGTATCCACAATTAAGAGAGAATGTACCAGCAGCAACAGTTGGCATCAAATGTACACCATACTTAAACTTAGATACTTCTTTCATCCAATCTATCCAACTCATACGTGGGAAATGATTAATATTATCCAATGCCCCTTCATTGATTCGTTTAGCATGCGAATCTTGTCCCCATATCGGTACATCAAATTCAGATGCTACCATATATGATTCAAATCCACCATACCATCTTGCAAAGTTACCACCAATCAAAACCTTATCTTCGGTTATTGGTGTAATATCTTTTATCAATTCCTCTATCATTAAAGAACGAATAAACTCAACCTTCTTAGATGGGAATAAACCTTTGTAGTAATTAACATCACTATCATTGTGGGCAAAGATACCATCGGTACTACCCAAAAAGTTGTAGAACCTAATTTGGTCTACAACTTCATAATCATTCCACCACCAATGTGGTCCTTCTTGTATGTAATATACCTTTTTGTTAGTTTCCTTTAAAGTATCAACTAATGGTTCATTTAGATAATGTGAAGCTGGGTTAATCCCATCTATAATCTTTGAACCTTCAGCAGATAAGAATAACTTACCTTTTGGGAATATAATAAATACAACATCATAGTTACTAACTGATTGGTATTTAGCTAATGGATAATGAACTGCTTTTAATTCGTTCATCCATGCAAACTCTGTGCGTGCGTTAGGATGGTTATTTGGTACCAACCCATTAAATCCCATTTCGGTTAGAAATGCTACTTTCATATCGTATCGTATAATGCGTTTTGTTTTTCCTGTCTTTCAATCTCCTTTGGATGATAGATTGCGAATGGCTCTTCCAATGGTAGAATAGTTAACGTATTGTAACCTTTAATTCTCTCATGTACTTTACCTTCCCATTCTATTGTAGATGTTCTTCTATATATTCTAGTTTGTAAATCAGGCCAATTTACCCAACCTTCGTTATTTACATTCCATCCCCACTTTTTAATATGTTCATCGGTTAAACCTTCAACTGTATTAACTCTAGGTACAAAGAATAAATCAATATCTAAATTAGCTTCTATTAAATCATGCATATTTGCCACCAAATACTCATGTGGGATTTCATCTGCATCTATTTGAAAAATGAAGATACCTTTAGCATGATTCTTTATATTATTTTTAAATGATGCAAAATCTTTATTAAGTGGGAAATCAATCACATTTACATTTGAATGTAGTTGTTGAATAATTCTCAAATAATCAATAACTTCTTTTGTTGCACCATCAGTATCATATTGTATGAGAATCTCATCATCAGATTGTACTCTGGGATGTAGGAAGTTAACTAATTTTGTAATCTCAGTTAGTTCATTACAAACTGTGATTGCATATGTGATGTTAATCATAGTATTGTTTTAATGTTGGTTTCTTTAATGTAAATTCAGTAGCATGTTGGATACCAGATATCTTATAAGTTCGATATGCTGCTCCTTTAGCAACAAAGTTAGGTTTGTTTTTTATATATGAATCATATACCTTATTACCACCCTTATCCATTGGAGTTGCCAATTCGTATAGACCTATCTTAACTTGCTCACTATTCAATATATCAGAATCATCGTTTCCACCTTTTTTTGCCAAATCCTTAAACCAATTTAAAAACTTTGTTGGTTCTATATTTGATAGTTTTAATGCTGATACTTTACCTTCATATATACCTGTAACGAATATCAATGTTTCATCAGCGCCTTTTAATGTAGTTCTCCCAGTATCAACATATTTGTATGTTGAAATCTTATAAATTCCATAAGGTTTAATCTTTCCTTTAGAAACTCTAGTTCCAGAATCCATCAAACCTCTATATTTTGGTGCGTAATTCATTATACTTTATTTAATTTTGGTAATTGCATTTTGTTTTTGTTTAACTTAGGTAAGTTGAATGGTTTTTGTTGTGGAATTGCTTTCACATATTTACTCATCATCCCATCAAATACTTCATCCATTTTACTTAAACTAAAGTTTGTTTCTATGTTTGTTTTTAACCCAGCTGATTGCTTTAGGTATGTATCATACTCATTGAACACTTTATACATCTTATTAGCTGCATCTGTGTAATTTACACTAAACCATTTAGCCTCTTTAAGTAAGAACTTATCAGCTGCAGATTCATGTACATTTGTTAATTCACCTTCTAAGAAAACAGTGTGTTCTTTTGGTAAGAAATCAACGTGTCCACTCCAACCACTAACCATAATCGGTTTACCAGTTAATGCAAACTCTGCTAAAGGTCTACCATATCCTTCACCTTTAGTAAATGATACCATTGCATTTACTTTAGGATGATTATAAAGTTCACTCATTTCCGAATCCTCCAAATCCCCATGTAATAAATAAATCTTTGGTAAATCACCACCAAATAAATTGATGATATCATCAATCTTCTGTCTAGTGTTCTCTCTATCAATAACAGAGAATCCAGCGTGTGATGTTTTTAGAATTAAACCTGGTCTTTTATCTTTAGGTAGATATTTGAAAACAGTAGCGAATGTTTTAATTACCATTCCAACATCTTTTCTATCTTGTCCAATAGAACCTTTTAACCAATGCCCTACATATAGAAAATTAAAATCAGTTTCCAATACACCATCTAAAATATCTACCTTAGAATCCGTTGGTAAGTATCTTTCTAAATCCACTCCTTCAAATAAAACCTCAACAGGCTTTGTAATTCTATATTCACTTACAATTTGACCTGTTTGAGTGTTTTTTTCTTGATATGCGGTTTGTAACATTACATTTTTTGTGAATGTAGATGGTACAATTATCAAATCCATTTTATTGGAACCATCTATAAATTCTTTTGGAATGACCGTAGTTTCTACACCAGCAGTTATACCAATGTTATAGTTACCCTTTGGTTCGAATTCATTTGCAACAGACATCTGCATAAAGATATCTGGCTTTTTCTCCAACTTAGTGATTATGTTAGCGAAAACTTTATTACCGAATTCGGAATCGGGTTTAATTTGATTTTGTGGAGTATTACCCCATCTAGTTGGTACAATTTTTACATCATACTTATTCATTTTAAATAAGCTTCTAAGGATATCCCTTGCGTGGTCACCATACCCACTTCGAGTAAATACCGGCGCCTGATATACTAATAATGGTTTATTCATAACTTTTTATTTTATTGTTGTGTTGCGTAAATTGATATTATTTTGTAGTTATCATCAAATACAAGTTCATCTACTATGTTGAGAGTTTCCCCGCCAATTTCAAGAGTTATAACATTTGAATATCCTATTGGATTTGATGCTCCCTCTGCATAGAATTCAGTTGTACTTACCACTGTAAGTGTGAACTCATTTTCAAAGAATGCTTCATTAACTTCCAATACATCATTAGGGTTAGTCCATTCACCATTCCAATCGGTTAACTTTATATCATTTGAGTATAATCTAGCTAAGTAATTTAAATCCTTATTTTGGAATCTATCAAAGTATTTGTTGTTTACTGCTAATGTGTGTGTTGTATCTAAAGCCATATTAATTTATTTTAAATAATTCGAATCGTTTACGTGGTTTCCAATTTTCAAAAGTACCTTCGATACCCTCTACTAATGTACCACACATATTCTCCACACTTAATCCAGATTCACCAATAAATGAATCCCTTCCAACTTGTCCGTTTGCTGTAAGTTCTTCTTTAGGAGTGTTGTACATCTCTTCCATAGCAGTTGCTACATCATATACATCTACTTTATCATCCCAAATGTAAGGAGTTGGTACTGAACCAGCCATAGTTTGTGCTCTACTCCATACAGGTCTAGCCCACACACCACTATCTAATTTATCTTCCCAGTCTCTCCACTTATGTAAAGAACCTAATTCTTTATAATCTTCTGAAGTAACCAACTCACCAGTTTCTTTGTATCTAAAACCACATTGGTCTTGCAATCCACCAGTTACGTTAACAATGATTGGAGTTCCAGCCATTACCGATTCTGCGGTTGTTAAACCGAATCCTTCATTACCTGCAATATTAATTGTTACATCTCCGATATTATATAGAAGATTTAACTCCTCCGTTGTTCTTCGTTTATCTGAGAATATTACGTTACAATCGGGTGCTAATGTTTTATGTACTGAATGTAAATCAGTTCCATTATTATCAACAGGTTGAGTGTGCATTAGTAAAGCCACTTTCTTAGCTTTATCTTCACCGATTCTATCACAAAAATCTTTAAATGCCATTATCACATCAGATGGTTGTTTTCTACGGATGTTACGATTTGACCAAAAGAATACAAAGTCGTATTCGTTTCCACCTAATACCTCTGAACGGAATTCAGTTGGTACTTCAGTTGGGAAGTATTCGGTTGATTTGATACCATGTGGTACATATGATACTTGCCAATCTTTGTGGGGTCTCCACGTTGGTTTATCAGTACGAGAAGTTAATCTACTTACGATACCATAAGTTTGACGAGAAATACAACCAATCCAATCACAACTTTCATAGTAATTTCTATTGTATAACGGGTCTGGTAAATCATCCCAAATTGCGTAGAATAAGATTGGGATATTTTGTCTTACCTCATGCTCCATATCATATAACCAAGTCCAATAACGTGGGTCGGTAAAGTGTAAGATAGCATCAGGTTGTTCCGAATTGATTAGTTGTCTAATTAAACCTTGGTCACCATACCCACTCCAAGGAAGTATTTTAACACTAGCATCAACTACACCAGTTCTTTTTTGTATATCCAATGATACATCCAATATCTTTCCCTTTTCAGGGTGTTCAATTGCTGCACCTACTTGGAACCAATCATATTTATCAACAGTACCCATTACCATTGCCTTAGACATGGTAGCGATACCACTTGCCATCCTTAAATCATCGGATAGTAATAGAATCTTCTTCTTTTTACTCATAACTTATTAATATAACCTGTTTAATTTAAAATTGTGACCCGCTGATTTGTAGTTTTAAGTACTCATTCATTTCATTTCTGAAATCTTCATCGGTCACATACCGTTCCACTGTTCTATTTACTAATTTCTGAAGTGTTACATCCGATTCAAACGATACTTGTTTAAACGTTGAATATACTCCTTTAATTATTTTTACAGTAGTTAATTTTGTTTCTACACTCATAATATATGTATTTGTTTCATATATATAAGTATATAGATATTTTATTTTACGATGATTTTTTATCACATAATCCCCTCTTACCAAATTCACAAAATTTACAATTCTTTTGTCTATCACCTGGTTGCTTTGGGTAATTGATATTTCGGTACTTACCCTCATCATCAAATACATCATTTACAAAATTGTTAAACTCTGTATATATTTTGTTTACAGTTGGTTTACCATTTGCTGGGATATGCTTTGACATATATGGGATTGGGAATGGAGCATCTTCATAGAGTTTTCTTCTCATAATCTGATATTCTACTTTTATCTTATCCAATGAGATATCGAATAGTTCAGAATAATATTTCTTATACAAAACTATCTGAGCGTTTTTAAACTTATCAGCTTTAGCGTATTTGTTCCAACCCATTGTAGATGTTTTCAAATCTATAATAATGATTGAATTATCTGATAAATCCCTCATCACCACATCAATGAAACCTATGAATTCCACACCTGGTTTTATTTTAGCTTTAAGTGGTATCTCTATACCTACTAACTCAAATCCAGTCTTTGTGTAAAACTTATCTATCTTTGCTTTGAACCATTCTAAGATTCTCCTACCATCACCATAGAACTCTTCTAATTCCAATTGAGAACATATAGTTCCCTCTGATAACTTTTCGGTTTCTTTTGTATATTCCTTTCGCATCCATTCTGCTAACAATTTATCGGTGTTAACCTCCATTGCTGCTTTCTTAGATGTACCATACATAACTTTTAGGAACTCTTGAATCGTTTCATGTATTGCCGTTCCGAAAATTGTATATATGTTTGCTGAAGATTCTCCTAATCTATCTATGTATCTCAACTTATATTGTTGAGGACATGATGAATAGGTTGAATATTGTGAAAAACTAACTCTTGCCATAAATATCTTTGTTTGTTACACAAATATACGAAAAAAAAGTGAAACTACCAAATGTAATTTCACTTTTCTTCAATTTGTTATATTTTATATGTGTTATGATAAATCAACAGTGAGTAGTTTCATATCACCACCCCATTGTCCATCAGTTGTTCCCTCTTCTATGTATATGTTAGCAACATTACCAGTAAAGGTTACTTTAGTTGTAAATGGTAATTCAGCAGATAATACCGGTCCCATAGTCATCTTAGCTACTTCTAAATCAGATGTTTTCATAATCATCGAAACCATTTCTTTTACTTTATCAGTATTTGTCATAATCTATACTTTTATCTTTAACTTCTTAATAATTTTAGTTTCAGTACCATAATCTTCAGATAACTGAATGATACGTTCCTTACCACTTTTGGAGTTATATAAAATCTTTAGGTAACTCTCAGCTTCCAACTTAGATACCTCATAATGATTTGCTACTAATTCAACCAACCACTTCTCATACTTATCAGCTCCCTTTGGTTTCATATACTTCATAAAGTGTCTACCCTTTGGAAGTAAATCAATTAATGCTAAATACATTGCCTTTGGTGGTACTTCTTGAAGATATGGTTGAACAGCTGCTATTGTTTCTACCCACTCATATTTCATAGATAGGAATCGTAATACCATAAAGTTGGAAAACGTTTTCTTATCAGCATCTTCCAACTTATCCCAATACTTTGGGTCCTGTGTGTTGGTAATCATTTTTATGTGGTCGAACAGTCCTATTGCCATTACTTACCTTCCGATTTGTTCAAATCCATTTGGATTAATGCTTTCAATTGCTCCGGCATTAATTCCTCACATATCTCACCACAATTAGCACATAACATAACATCTATTGGAACTACTACATCCTGCGGAGTACCAGTTATCAATTTTGAAATCTTACGAAACTTACCAGCGGTTACGAATACATCATCTCCACAATGTGCACAAACGATTGGTTTGGATTTACCTAAGTCTATTTTAGGTTGCCCTTGTCCAGTCTCAACTTGTTGTGATTGTGTTGGCTTTTGTGGTTTCCCACCATTCATTCCTATTACTTTTGTTGCCATCTTAAATTAAATTTAATATTTCGATTAATGTTGCTGCCATTGGGATTTCCTTATCAATAGCGTTAAAGTGTCTACTCTGTCCTTCAGATAGTGCAATGATTACATTTGCCGTATTTGATGGTGCGAACTCATCTACCTTCTCATAAAGTAAAGTAAATAGTTCTGAGAAATCAGTTACTCTACTATCAATGATTGTTTGCCTCATATTAGTATATTTGTTTCTCTTATCATCTTTAGATTTAAGAATATCCAACACTTTGATTTTGTAATCATTTTCTAATAAGTTCTGAGTATCTACTTGTAACTTACCTTTGTTTGAGTTCAATTGACAGGTATTGATAATCTTACGAATATCAGGGTAACCTGCATCAATAATTGGAACTAAATCCTTTGGTTCAAATTCAACACCTTCCGCTCCCAAAATCTTTGAGATTTGAATTGCAACATCTTTCTTAGTTGGAGGTACAATTTGAAAAGATTGACAACGAGATTGAATCGGGTCAATTACCTTCTCAACATAATTACACGTTAGAATAAATCTACAATGTTGTGAGAATGTTTCCATTAAGTTACGAAGAATAGCTTGTGCATTTGGTGACATATAATCAAACTCATCCAAAATTACTATCTTCCACTTTTTGAATCCCATAGAGGATGCAAAGTTTTTTACCTTATTACGTACAGTATCTACGTTGTTTTCATCAGATGCGTTAATCACCATATAATCACAATCAACTGATTTTACTATCAGTTTAGCCAATGTTGTTTTACCAGTACCAGCTCTACCATGTAATAATAAGTGAGGAACATCACCTGTTTCTAAGTAACCTTCTATTTTAGATTTTAAGTGTGCATTACCTACGTAATCAACTAACTTTGTCGGCCTGTACGATTCCACCCAAAGTGAGTTATCTACCTTTTCTTCTTCGTTTTGTTCAAAAAATGCCATTTATATATTTTTATTTTGTTTTATTATCTACCTACTTCACTTAATCGTTGAGCTTTAAACTCTTCCCACGTTGTACCTATCCCATCTAAATAAAATAAGTGTTCCGTTTTTAATTTACCAGCATCATGCAACTTAGAATATCTCTTTGTAGCTTGTCGTTTCCACCACTTATTAATATTCGCTTGCCCTTCTACGAACTTCTTTTTCATTACTAATTCAGATTCTTCTATTTCTGAACGTAAGAACTCAGGTCCGTTTTCGTACATCATTGCTAAATACACACCACGTTTAAAACCATGATGATATGCCGATTGCTTGATACCACATTCTTTGAATATCTGCCCAAGAATCTTTTGTTTGATACCACTTACAGGTCCACTAGCTCCCTTACCAGTTCCCATACTCTTACCATTACGAATTCTTTCGTTAGTAATAGCTTTCTCATACCATTCTGCTCTATTCTGCTTTATCCATTGGTGCCAAGGTTCATAGAACTCATCATCTGGTTTTAAAGAAATCTTCCCAGCGGATTCCCCCAACGTTTTAAAGTGAGGGATTCCGTTATACTGAGAATGAATTCCGTAAAGAGAAGTTGTTCCTACTGCTATCAATGTTTGCCCATACTTTCTTTTCCAAAATTCCCTAACTTCGGGAACAGTGGTCATCATAGCGGTTAGTTTACCACCTAAGAAATTGTAACCTAAAGGCTGGGTACAAACAATAGTGGAAGCGATAGTAGTGTAGTTTAACTTACCATTTACGAATTTATCTTCTTTTTTCCATCCGATGTAATTATCTCTAACACCCATTGAAGTAACATCTGATGCCAATGATACCAATCCTAACAATTTACCACTAGTCCTATCCTTAATGAATATTTTTACATTACGACCAGGGTTAGCTGTCCAACTCATAGTATGAATCATCCTACGTAAGTAGGTCCATTTCGTACCTGCTGCAGCATCATCCTCAACTATTTCAATATAAGGGTCTAACTCATCTA